AACAAGATAATGTTGGATTGCCCAATGGACGTAGCAGTTAGTGCGATGCTTTTTTTTTGTCGTATAGGAGAGGCATTAGTGAAAGATACGCCTCCGTCTTTACTTCCGAAGGAGAAGAAAGTGAAGTAGGAAACAAGTGGGGGTGGTATGGAATTATCCATAGTCTCGCAGATGGAAACCTTTTGAAAATGGACGCAGTAACCCTTATATATATAGAAGAAGCACTTACCTTTCTAGCTTACGAGAAGGATGTAGGAATGTCTGATAAAATCAATATAGATGCAAACAGTAGTAGACATAAATAACTCTTTTAAAAAGATAGTCCAGGAGCATATACAACTCCAAAAGTTCTACACGCATAGTATAGACCAAATGGATATAGACAAGATAGATGTAAACCTCTTCCCTTTTCTATATGCTCAAGTTACAAGTATGTCTATAGATGCAGGTGTAACCGTATTCACTTACGAGGTGACTGTAGCCGATCTTGTAATAGAGGAGACCGAACCTGTAGTCACTCAGGTCTTTGGAGAAACTGCTTTAATTATGCAAGATGTAATCGCAGCCTTTAGCCTCAATGTAAACTCCGTCGCAGTAAGTTTAGGGTTAGTTCCAGATGCGTATGGTTTTACACTACCTGTTTCTTGCGATGCATTTTCAGCAAGATTCGATAACAGTCTTACTGGTTGGAGCTGTTCTTTTGACATACGTGTACCTAACGCCTTAAACCTATGCGATGCCCTCTATACAACTTAACGTCCTATGGGCAGGGGTAGAGTCCCCTTTAAAGTTTAAGTTCCTAGCAGACGCTTTAGACCGCTTTGGAAAAGAAGTAGTCAATCTAGGAAGGAAGAACTTAGCGGACCAAAAGAAAAACTCTACAGGAAATCTATCTAAGTCCCTGACCTATACAATAGGAGACAATAACATGGATATTGTCTATATAGAATTTGAAGCTCCTAACGCCTCATACTGGAAGTTTGTAAACTGGGGGGTGAAAGGATTGATAAGTTCAGCTAAAGCTCCAAACTCTCCCTTTCAATTTGGCTCAGGAAAATTTGAAGGTAAGGGTACGCTTAGAGGTGGGATAGATTCTTGGATAAAAAACAAACCCATCTCACAGTGGCAATCTTTAACGTCAGGAAGGTTTTTATCGTATAAACAAATGGCTTCTATGATAAGCCGAGAGGTGTACTTAAATGGTATAGCACCCTCGTACTTTTACTCGTCAGCTTTTGAAAGAGCATGGAAAAGAAGTAGAGGAAAAATAGAAGACGCACTAGGAGAAGACTATGCAGTTTTTATCAAAGGCAAGATGCCTCCAGATATTATGGTAAACTTAGAAATATAAAAAATGGCTTATACTATAACACAAACTCCAGCTTCTTTAGGAGGCGCACTAGACCCAGTATTTGTAGTGGTCTTCGACGACACGAATACAGCCGAAGAAAGGTATAGGTATGTATGTCAGATTTCAGTAGACGGATCGGTAATAGGTACGTTTAAGCAACTGCCTAATAACGCAAGTTGTGGAGCGTTTTCTTTTAATGAGATTTTTATGGCTTACGTAGAGCAAGAGGAAAACCCTTGGAGACTAGGAAAGTATAAAACAGACAACGTCATAGATACAACTGAGCTGTTTTCTACAAACGCAAAAGCGATCCAAACTTTTGACTTAAACTTTGGGTATGAGTTTTCAGTAATCTCTGGGGACGCTCCGACTCTATTTTTGAACCAAGCCACCGACTCTATAAAAGTAACGAACGGAACGTATAGACAATTTGCTTTAAGTTCTGAATCTAACCAAGTATCTAATTATGCTATTACTGATAGATTTGGTAAACTACTTTCAGACGTACCGCTAATAAATGGAGCTTACCAACAATGGGTAGGTGATAACCAATTTGGAGCATTAGCCTTTTTAAACGGAGACGACGTAGGAAGTAACGACACTAACTATATCCTCGTTCTATACTATGACTCAACAGATGCATTAATAGGGGCAGGGCAAATTGAAAACAGCGTAGCCAATGGAGGTGAACCACCTGCTGCTTCTTTGATTGATAGCCAAAGCCTTTTGTATTTTGGGTGCTTTCCAGCAAACCTAGAAGCTCAAACCATAGAAGCAACAGCTAAACCTTCGGCTTATCCTACATACACATACTACGACATTTGGTTTACTCCAACTGGAAATACACCCCCATCTTCAGCTACATATAGATTTAACCGAGCAGACTGTGAGAGGTTCGATCCTCACTATACCCTTGCGTGGTGGAATAGTGTGGGGGGTGTAGACCAACTTCTTTTCTCAGGCTTGAATATAGTAAACCAAAACATAGAAAGGACCACCTATAGGACCAGAGGAGGAAACGCTTACGACGCAGACGGAACAACGAACGCTTACATAGACCAAAGTTACCAAGGGGGTCTAAAGTCACTCAAGCCTCAGATCTCTACGATATTAGAATTAAATACTATAGAACAGTCACCTGAAATCCTACAACCCCTCATCTCATCTCTAATGACTTCCGAAAGGGTTTATGCCTATGGAACGGAGTTTGGAAATATCTCAGCTACTAACCCTGGATATGTGAGAGTAGTCGTAAAGGACAACACTCTAATAGAGAAGGTAGGAAGACACGATGGGTATGTTAAGTATTCAGTTAAAGTAGAAGTAAGTCGATACATACCATGATTGAAATAGTAGCAAAAGCGCAAGGAGGAACGGAACGAACCTCCCTAGAAGTCCAGGAGACACCTGTAGAGTTTAACTATAAGATTGACGACTTAGCTGATATTAGCGCAAAACGTAGTCCACACTCTTTACGTTTTAGTATGCCTAGGTCAAGAGTAAACGACAAGTTCTTTGCTCACTACTATAACGTAAACTATACCTCTAATACGTTCTCAGCTCAAGTCAAAACAGACGTTGAGGTATTCGATGGGGGTGTAGTTATTCTTCATGGTATTCTACAGCTCCACTCTGTAGATGAGAGAAATTATGAGGTAAGTGTATTAGGAGAGATAGCAGACTTTTTTGAGAAGATAAGGGACTTATCCTTTCAAGACTTATTTATAAACCCAAATGACGGAACACTAGATACTGATTTAGACCACGCTTTAAATACTGGGAATATAATAAGTAGTTGGGACGTTGCTAACGATATTACTACGGGACAAGTTGGAGATGGGGTAATAGTGTACCCACTTTCTGACACCGCTTTGCCTTTGGGAGAAAATAACGACAAAGGATTCTTTAAAGATTCAGGTTTTGGTATGGGTTTAGGAAACTCCGAAATACTACCCACAACCCAAAAACCCTCTATACAAATAAAATGGTTATTTGAAAGGATCGCTCAGTTTGCAGGGTTCTCTATATTGTCTACCTTTTTCAATACCGTTCACTTTGAAAAGATATATATGACTCTTGCGACGGAACAAAGTCAAACAGTTCTTAGAGATACATACGGCTTTCGTGTAGGATTAAATGCTAATGTTACTTTACCGACTTTCGCAAATTCACCACCATCATTTCTAAATGAGACAGGACTATACTACGACCCCGACGCACTATATACAGGTGGGACTTTTATAGCTCCCTTTACAGGCACATATACGTTTAACATTACATATCTTTTTACGTGTGCAATTCCTGCAAGCGGAGGGACAAATTTTACAGTTTGGAGCGTGGTAGGGGGTGGAATTAACCCTTTTTTTGGTCAGACTCAAGTTTACGCTTACGGCACAGCAAACCACACCTACGTAACTCAGGCGTCCGTTGAAGTCACACAAGGCGAAGAAGTAGCTTTTTTCTTTTATGCCTCTAATTCAGAACCTATAGTATTGTATTACGATAATTTTGGGGTTTCTGGGTTAGGTTCTAATATAGAGCTTACAAGCTATACAGCGGAGGGTGGGATAGTAAACGTCCGAGAGAATTTCCCTTCTATGAAAGTAGGGGAGTGGGTAAAAGAAATTTCACAACGATTTAATCTAGTCTTACTAACGGAGAACGAAAAACCTACGGTATTAAATATAGAACCTTGGAATGAGTTTGTCGATTCAAATACGTCATTTGAAGACTGGTCCACAAAAGTAGATACCGACTCTATAAAAATAGAACCAACTACAATTTACCAAAAGAAACAAATTAAATTTACGGATGGGGAGGGAGCAGATTGGAAGAACTCTTGGTGGCAAGACAATGTAGGGTGGGTAAAAGGTCAAGCTATATACAACAACTCTACCCCTGACTTTGTAACGGAGGAACAGGTTATAGGTGGGAAGTTCCAACCCCTAAGACTAAGCACTATACCGAGCGACTTCTTTAACGGACCTACACAATACCCTGCTGTTTTAGTCCAAAGATTCTATAATCTTGATATAGGAGGCGAGGGAGAAAAGACCAATGTAAGCGCAAAACCAATACTATCTTATTATCATGGTGTAAAATTTTCTTCTACTACTTTTGCCCTAGGTTCTACAGGTGATCAAACAGGATTTTCTTATTACCCCTTCTTTTCTGAGTTTAGCGACACGCCTGTAGTAGATTCTAGTTTAAGCCTTTCTTGGGGGTACGACTACCCCGACAATATAGGGTCAGAATATATAGGCGAGGGTATTTCTCTAAACCAATGTTTTCAAACGTACTGGGCAAGATTTATGCACACACGTTATTCTGAAGATTCTAGGGTTATGACTTGCAAGGCTTATCTCTCGCCTCAAGATATTAGAGACTTAAAATGGAACTCAGAATACTTTTTAGAGAACGCATGGTGGAGAGTCTTAGAAGTAAATAACTACGCGACAGGAGGAAACGAGTTATGTAATTTAAAACTTATAAAAGTAATTCAGTCAGGTGATTATAATAGTACGGATGACTGCAAAGCTCGTCCAGGACAATCTAATGTAAACGGAACAATCTCTTTTGTATCTAATGTTACTGGACTTTTGGTAACTCCCACTAGAGAGTGTTGCGAGAAGTACGGATATGAATGGAATGAAGACGATGCGGTATGTATGCTGAAACCTACAGGAGGAGGGGGAGGAAACGGAGGCAGCGGTTTTGAGGATGGTCTTGTGGGAGGATTTAATGATGGTGTAGGAATAGACCCTTATTTAGCTGACTTTAGTCCTATATCTAATACTGAAGTAGTACAGGGTACAATTATAGAAAGGC